AGTCGGATCTTCGATGCTGTCTGAATCGGTCTCCAGGTGGATGCGCCTAATATACGTCGATCCCATAAGCGCGGGACCGAACCCGTCCAAATCCTTGCGCAGTGCGTCGCCCATTGCGTCGGTCGTAACACTGTCGTTGTCCCAACAGACAAACTGGATCAGCGGACGTGCAACGCCTGCTGATGCCGTCAGTGTGTGCTCGTGGAAGTTCGACACCTGTGAGTAGACCACATACGGCGGAGCGGTCCCCTGCGGCGCGGTGTTAGGGTATATCTTGGCCGAGCTACCACTTCCGGTGTACGTAGCGATATTGCGCGATACGTTCTTGAGATAGTCAAACAGATCACTGCGAAAACTCATCAGACGCCCCTCTTGTTCATTGCCTCGCGGACCTTGCGCGTCATAACCGATATCACCTCCGGCGCCGACTCCTCAAGTGCTCGCTTCAAGAAGAACTGTCCCGCAACGTGTCCCGCGCCAGGATGGTTGAACCCTTCCTCCGGCAGGTGTCCGTAGCGGGCGGGGTTAATCTTCTTCCCGCTCACAGGTGTAACGCCCTCGCCCTTGCCTGCCTTTGGACCTATAACCGCGTATACACTGTCTCTGCTACGCCCAGCCCTCACGACATGGCCGAATGACTTTTTTAGGTTGCCGCGATCGACCGGCACGAGTTGCTTGGCGCGACGTTCGACCACCTTGGATGCGGCGTTGAGTCCCTGCCGACGGATCGCACGTTCTGCGCCACGCGTGACGTGCTTCAGCCTGCGGATCAGTGCCTTGTCACCGATTAGGTCGCTCATTTGGTGATCTCCTCGGCCTCAATGATCAGTTCGCGCCGACCTTCGTTGTCGTCGTATACGTTCAAAATCTGGAATGTGCGGCTCTCATGCGTGAACCGCATATCCGCGGTCACAGTCACGCCGAACCGGATGCGGGCGATGTGCGTCGTGTCCGCCCGCGTCTTGTCCGCGTGGATCTGCTCAGTGCCGCCGGCAGGTATCAGTTGCGCCCAGACCGTATTAGTCGTAGACCACGATTGCGATACGCCGCCGTCCGCGGTGCGCGTGTCCGTGGCGCTCTGCAACGCTATTCGGTGCCTGTACTTGCCTACGTTCACTATGACGCCTCTGCAACGCGGTACGACCACAGCAACCGCTCAATCGCCTTGTTCATGTACAGCTTTATCTCGCTCTGCGACTCGCGGTGCTCGTACCAATCGTTGATCATAATTTTGATCGCCAGCTTCATCGGTTCCGGCACACTGGCCGCAGTGGCGCCATAGCCAGCCACGAACTTGACCGTCACCGCATTGGTTACCGCCTGCGTCGCGGGCCACGTTTGACCATAGGCATTGGTGATCCGCCCGGGCAGGCTCGCTGTGTCCACGCGGTACAACGTGCTCGTGAGCGTCTGCGTCGTACCGCTAGTGTCCACATAGCTGATAGATGTTACGGATGACAGAGGCGACCGAGGTAGCAAGATGGTTGCGGGAAAGCAATCAAGGGTCATATCCCAAGTCGTGTTAATAAGGCTCCGACGCGTGAAGCTCTCAACTTCGCGCCTGGCGGCCTCAATTAGTGCGTCCACCAGATCATCGTCGTCAGTGATATCAATGCGCGCAAACAACTTCGCTTCTGCCTTGGTCACTGGCTCGGATGCCGGTGCGGTCGCCTCTGTCAATCCGTAGTGTTGCATGGCTTTACCTAAGCAACAATCTCGTCAACGCTGGACAGATCGTTGTCATTGGCAGGACCGTAGTGCGGGTCGAGTCCAAGAACGATTGCACCGGCGTCGGACGTTGCGGTTCCAACCGTCATATACAGGCGAGCGTGCGTGAACGAGTTGGTCACGTCCATTTCGTCTGCAACGAGGTTGATGATTGCCTGTTTGTTGCTGTCGGTCCCTGCCTGCGTCAACTGCGTGATGCTTTTGCCGGTGACGTTTTTGGCAGAGGTGCCGGAACTGTCGGTTGCCTGCTCAACGCGGGCGTCGAGCGTGGCGGACGAACCAAGGTCGCCAGCCTGGACGATGAACATGAGAGTCTCGAAGTACTCCATGTTGACCCAGACGGTCTTGTAGGTGCCTGCGGCGTAGGCGTCGGGGTCAATGATGCCGACAACTGCGGCGCGTTGGCTTGCGAGTAATCCTGTGTAACCCATGATTATTTTCCTTTCGTTAAATTAGGTGTCGAGGGTGATGAAGTGACTCAGCGTGTCAGTGCCGTTGGCGGGACTGACGGCGGCGTTCAGCAACGGCTCGCCGCCGATGCGGAAGGTCCAGCGGAAGGCGTGAACGTCATAGTCGAAGTACAGGTGCATCGACGTGGCGAACTTGATGCCTTCAGCCTTGCGATACGCTGCATAACCCTTCGGCTGGCACAGTTGGATATCGCCAGGGGTGCCGAGTGCTTTGCAGTGCTGACTGAACTTGATCGGCAGACCAAGCAGGAACCCGCCCGGAGCGCCGCGCAGACCAGTCTGCGGCGGAGTCCATACAGGCTGATCGCCGATGGTCATGATCATCAACTGCGGGAGTACCGACTTGTGCGTGAGCCAACACGCGCCGTCCGGATTTCCCAAGAGACGGGCATACATCCCGGCAACGTCGTCGTCATCGACCTTACTGGCGGTTGCCCGCGTGACTTCGATCTTGGAGTCATTATTCATGAAGCCGAGCGGTTGACCAACACCAGTACCGTTGATGATCGCGTCGGACGCCTTGTAGCGGATAGCTTCGGGCGCTTTCTTGTTCAGACGCGAGGTCAACAGCGTGGAATCGCTCAACAGTTCGTCGGACGCGGTGACCAGAGCGTACAGCTTGTGCAGCTTGATCGAGCGGCCTTCGGTGTCGAGATGGCTTTCGGTCATCTGCGACGCTTCATTGCCCCAGTACGCCTGTACGCCGGTGGAACCCCACGGGGTCGTTTCGTCAGCGGCGAACTCGACCGTATTACGGCTGGTCGGTTCGGGGTTGACGAGCGACAACATGGACTCCTCTTCCATGACAGCGTTCCACACGCGGTCGCGGACGTCGTTCGGGACCATGTAACCGTCGCCCTGCGTTGCCCCGGTGGCAATGTGCGGGCTGGACGGTGCGGCGTTGATAACAAGCCGCGAATCGGTCGGTTGACCCGGGAGGCCGGCCAACAGAACAGACTCGTAAAACTCAGCGTCGCAACTGAAGCCGAGCATCGGGTCCACTTCCTGCGAAGTGTAATAATGCTCGTCGTCATTGACGGCGGCGGGTTCGGGCGTCACCACGCGCGGCGCGGCGGGCTGATTGAGTTCGTCCTTGAAACGCTGGAGGGCGTCACGGCGGGAGATGGCTTTCTTGGTCGCTTCGATCTCGGCTTTCTTTGCGTCGAAATCAGCGGCCTGTTCGTCTGTCATGTCGCCGTTTTCGGGGACCAATGCCTCGGCCTCGGCGATCAGTTGGGTCAGTTTTGCTTCAAGATCCATGATGGTATCCTTGATTTTGTGCAAACAAAAAAGCGCGTCCACGGTCGTCAGTTTGACCGCAAATCGCGCTTACTCGGAAGCGTTTTGCTTGCTGGTTGTGTTAGTTGTTCGCCCTACGCGACTCGGCGCGCTTTGGTGGGCTTATGCTGAAATATGCTGTAATTCCCCAGAAAATGCAAGTTTTCGGCGGAATTTTATCGTAACAGATCCAGTTGTGCGCGGGCCACTCGGCTACTGCGCATTGTGCCGCGATCCTGTGTGCGGTATCGGTTCACCGCGTCCTCGTATGACATGATCTCGTCGATAAGCCCCAGACTACGGGCCTCGCTCGCGATGTACACGCGGCCATCGGCGACCTGCTCAACCTGCTCAATCGGGATCTTGCGCCCGTCACTGACGCCCTTCAAAAAGAACTCGTTGTACTCGTCCACTTTCTTTTGGAACTCGGCGATGTCGGCCTTGGTTATCTCGGTGCCTGGGGTGCCGGAACCCTTGAACGCGCCCGTTGAGATGACGTGGACCTTGATCCCTTCTTTCTCCATCCGCTCGCTTGAGTCATAGAGTACTGCTATGGTGCCGATAGAGCCGACCTGTGCCATTTGGTTGGCTGTTATGGTCGTTGCCCCGCTGATACTCCAATAGGCGGCAGACGCGCCCAAATCGTCGATATGCGCATGTACGGTCTTGACCGCGGCGGCACGGCGTACCTCGGCGGCAAGCTCCATTGTGCCTGCCACACGACCGCCAGGACTGTCAACGTGCAGTACGATGGTATCAATGTCGTCGTCCTGTGTTGCTTGGCGTATCGCCTTGCGCGTAAGGACCGTAGACGTACCGCCGAACTTGCTGACGCCCTTCATCAGTGGTCCGTGGATGTTGATTGCGGCGACACCGTTGGATATCGTCTTGTATCCGACGTCATCACGTACAACCGCC